TTACTGAAGATGGTTTCGTTTGCCCTACCTGTCAGAAGGTATGTAAGAATCAGGTTGGCTTAATGGCCCACATGCGGAGTCATAAGGCTGAAAGTGGAAGCTGAAAAAGTTCCTGCGCAAAACATTACATTGAGTCACGAACACATAGCCCAAGCCCTTAATTCATGGCATGGCAAGTTGTCCTTCAAGAAGACGGAAATGACGGAAGTCTTGAGAAGGCTCAGACATAAGACGATAGGTTTGTTCTTTGGCAATCAGGCAGGAAAGACAAGTTCGGTAGCGAACCATTACATTGAGAGGGCGATGGGGATATGTCCCATTAAGGACAAGAACCGATTAGCCAGGAAAATCAGGTGCATGAGTTCCACCCTACCGGAAAGTTCCAACGCGGATGAACAGGACAACACTCAGTACCTGGAACTTAAGAAGATGATCCCTTATGAATTAATCGAGAGGGACATCACGGCAAGGGCAGCGAATCTGGTTATTAAAAGGCCGGAGGGCTTGGGTTCAAAGACTACCATCTTTGAGTTCAGGAGTTCCAAGCAGGAACTTCAGGACGTAGGGAAGATTCAGCTTTCAAGTGTGTGGCACGATGAAGAAACGCCCAAGAGACATCGGGAAGAATGCAAAATGCGTCTCTTGTTTGAAGACGGAGATGAGATTTTTTCATTAACCCCCATCAACTATATGTGTTTCGATGAGGAAACGGAACTACTCACAAAAAGAGGTTGGTTAAAGTTCTTTGAAATAAACATGAATGATACCGTTATGACTTATAACATTGACGGTGATTTCATGGAATGGAAACCGATGATAGGCTTTCATGTGTACCAACATGACGGGCCGATGCTGCACATGAAGCACAAGTCTTTTGATTTTCTTGTAACGCCTAACCACAAGTGGGTTATCTGCAATGACCGGATAAGAAGCAATCTATACCTAGAGGAAGCGCAGAAACTTAATTCTAAGCACATCATTAGACGGTTGGCAGAGAATGTTAAAAATGGCGAGGATAACCCTGCTTATGAAGATAATTTCATAGCTATCGTTGGTTGGTTGGCATCTGACGGGACGGTATGTAAAACCCATACCACGATTTATCAGTCGCTAAGTGCGTACCCCGAAAAATGCAAGGCGATTGATGAAATAACCAAGGATTACGGTGAGGATGTAAAAACATATCTTCATGAATATTCAAGAACCGTAATCGAGGGTAAAGAATGGTGTCCCCCCGACGAGAAACCAAGATTTCTAAAACGATGGAGTTTTTCTGGTGATACCCGTAGCCGTATTCGTCAGGTGATGGATGGAAAGAAACCCAAGTACGAGTTCATTTGCTCTTTGTCAACTAGGCAGCTTCAAATACTACTGGACGCTATCGTTGAAGGTGATGGTTATCGGGTAAAAGAGAATAATGGAATCCGATTAAGCCAGATCAATAACGAAGCATTAGTTGATACCGTTCAGCTTATAGCAACGCTTTTAGGACGCCTATCACGGATGCAGAAGTGGACGGATTGCAGAGGGAAGGTATTGGATGGAGTCAATATCTACTCCAATACAAATCGGGATTGGGCGGCGAGTCACGTTAAGAGCATGACCATCACGGAAGAAGCATACAACGGGTTTGTGTGGTGTCCCTCTACGGAGAACAAGACTGTAGTGGTTCGGAGAAATGGCACAGTATCCATCTCTGGAAATAGCTACACCTACTCGGACGTTTGGCAGCAGTCGAATTTCACGTACAGGACAAAGACGGTTGCGAAGGTTTTGGGGCTTCCCCAGGTTGAGCAGGTGAATACGGGGAAGAATATTGCCTGTATCCAGGCGGCGACCGATGACAACCCGACCCTGACTATAGACGCAATAGAACGATTGTTCTCCGACATTACCGACCCAGATGAGTTGATGATTCGGAGGTACGCAGTCTTTAAGCAGATTTCTGGACGGCTACATAAAACATATGATCCATCGATTTGCTACATTCCGTTCAACAAGTATTTCCCTGACGGTATTCCTTTGGATTGGGTACACGCAAGGGGGATTGATTACCACGATTCACGAATACCGTGGAGCGTCGGGTGGCTGTCTTTGAATCCCCGTACGGATGAAGCTTTCTTGTGGCAGGAGTTCCACCCGTCCATAGACGGGGAAAGGGCCTATAACACTTACGAAATAGCAAAGAGGATCATCAGAACTTCAGGCGATTACCAATATATTTTGAACCTGATCGACCCATTGGCGAACGCGAAGCAGCCGAACACTTTATTTTCCGTGACCGACGATTTGAATAGAATCTGTGAACAGTTAAGGAAAACGGAAGGGTTGGGTTATCCTCAGTGGTGGCAGGGTTGGGACACGAAAGGGAACACCGGACGCAACGAAGTAGGGATGAGGTTTAAAAACTCGGTAAGGTGCGGGAAGCCTTTTAACAACAGAATCAAAGAACGGGGCATGAACAAAAATCTGCCTACTTTGTGGATTTGCGATACCTGTCCTAATTTTAACAAGAGCCTGATTAACTGGCGATATGACGAGTGGGTGACTTCTTCTTCGATGGCGATACACGACCAGAAGGCGACCCCCTCGCAGAAGTATTCTCACGATTGTATGGTTTTGGAATGTCTGTTTAAGGACGTAAGATTAACTCACGCTTCTCACTTCACAAGACAGAATATGGCGAGTGCAAACCGATGAAGATAGCCCTGGATGTAAAGAGTGAACTAAACCAGACACAGATGTTGAAGATACAGCAGATTGTGGATGATTGCATAGCGTATATCGACTCAAAGAAGGTGGGGTATGTCCAAGCCAATTTCTTCAAGGGCGGGGTAACAACCATCAATAATTACGAAACCAAGAAGTAGGCGACGATGAACGACTACAACGAGCAGGCAAACGAAGAACCCGTTGAAATCTACGATTGGCAAGAGGCTGTTTGCGAACAGGTCTTGGATGAGTGGGAAAAGGGCCAGACGTATTGCACCGACCTTAACAACCTCTATGAAGACATCTACTCCATGATTAGAGGGGAAAGACCAAAGAAGAATTACGATTGGGAATCCAACATCGTTATCAACAAGGTCTTTCAAACAATCTGGACGGCCATCCCTTACTTGACTCAAAAGATATTCGGGGCATCGCCCATTATTGGAGTCGGTTCTTTCGACAAAAAAGGGGCGTGGCAGAGAGAGCAGATTCTAGAGTTCTGGCACACCTTACAGAGTCCCGTTGATAAGCAGCATACGACCTTTTTTCTAATTATGGTCATGTGGCTATTGAGGTCACTCTTAAATGGCGTAGGGATTCTAAAAAAGGGTTGGCATCAGAAATTACAGAAAATAACGCAAGAGGTAAGCTATGAAGTCCCGTTATCGGTTTCTGAGGATGGTTCTAGCCAGACCCAACCATATACAAAAAAGGTCACTCAGGCTATTCCTATCGAAGATTGGCCTCATAACGTGGTGTGTAATAACCGTGATGTGGTTGTGGATTGGCTACTTAAACCTGGGCAAAGCATAAGGCAAGGCAGATTCATAATCCACCGTTCCGTAGAGGACATAGATTCTTTAAAGCGGTCCAAAATAAAGTACATGAACTTGGATAAGTTCACGGAGTTTGGCGGCGCACACGAAATAGACGATGACCACTCCCCCATGACCTCCAAAGATGGGCAGGATGAAAAACCCAAGTCGGACATTTATAAGGAAGTCGAACTCTACGAGAGAGTAGGGCTTTATCCGGTATGGAAGCAGAAATTAGACGGCAAATGGGTTGCGGCACTAGACCTCCAACCGGAAGACGAAGATGAAGTAGTATTCAAGGAAATGGTCGTCACCGTAGGGAAGTGCGGGAAGGAAACGCAACTGGTCAGATTTGACCTTAACGAATACGAAGTCAAAAACTATATAGATATCCATATCTATTTCGACGAGGAAAGATGGCAGTCTGAGGGCATGATTGAGCCGGTGATGGATATGCAGACGGCTCTCAATGACAACATCAATGCTATGTTCGATAAAATATGGCAGGAATTAATGCCCCCCGTTATCGTCAACAAGTTCGCCCTTTGGGATTGGGACACCATGCAGTATGCCCCAAGGCAGAGATGGCTGGTGGGTGGTAATCCGCAAGAGTCCATTTACTTCAAGCCCCCCGATGCAGTGCAGAGAGACCCCTGGCAATCTCATGTGATGTTCAATACAGAAATCGAGTTGACTTCAGCCGTAACCCCTCCCATGCAGGGTGGGGCGAAGGAGAAAGCGGCTACGACCAATGTATTGAACGCACAGTATTCGGCGGGGAAGTTGGATTTTATCGTTAAGATGATCGAGCAGACCGGCTTAATCCCTTCCGCGCAGATGGATGTTATGTTTGCCAAGAAGTTTGCCCATCCTCTAACTTTCCAGGCTATTCTAGGCGAACCGTTCAAATTTTCCGATTGGGAAGAAATCTACAAATACAAGCCTGCCGCATCTTCGGTTAAATTAGAGTACCAGAAGGAAATCGAGACGACACAGGACATTCAGTTGATTCAAATCTTCAGTTCGGTAAACAATCCGAATACTCCCAAAATCCTAAACTCTCTATGGGCGAATATCCTGAGGAACAGGAATATGCCTAAAGAGGCTGCGATGTTCGATGAGGAATACTTTGAACCGCAGGGTGAAGGTGGTCAGCTTCAGATGTTAAAACAAATGATGGGCGGCCCTTCCAACCAGAACAATGTTGAAATGAGCGGAGAGGAAAAACAGGTCAGACAGAAAACCTATAACCCACAAGGATTGATGCAGTGAGCGAAAAGGCAATAGCCGCCACTTATTGGCGAGTGCTTTACGGTGAAGAATACGAACAGATACCGGACCCCAATAAACCGGAAAACACGGTCTGGCACAGGGCTAAAAAGCAGGAGAGGGCGACCAAGTTTAAGAACTTTGTGAAAGGACCAGGGAGTGTACTATTTGATGAGTGGCAGAAGAAAGTCAAGCAGGACATCGCGGCCTTGCTCGCCATCCCCCCGCAGAGCCTTTGCAACTGCCCGGCCTGTATGATTGTGAGAGATACGAGAAAGTATTTAGAGTTATTAGTAGAAGCAGAACAAGTCTTAACTGAAAACTAAATAATCGGGACACTCAGAAAACTGAAGCCCACGTTGACCCTATCAAGGGTGCGTGGGCTTTTTTATTAACTTGAAAGGAGAATTTTAGATGTCAGACGAACCAGAAGTCCAGGACGCTGATAAAGCCACACCGGACCCGCAGGACGAGCCGCAAAAGACAGAGCCACAGGAGAGGACGTTTTCAGAAAAAGAATTACAAACCATCAGATCGGAAATGGGGCGGTTGATCAAGAAACAGTTAGAGGAATCTGTATTGCCGGAAATTCAGAACCTTCGGCAAGCACCAATGTCACAACCAGACCCACAGGACTTCTTGAAGGATTTCAACACCAGAGTTTCGGACCGTTTCTTTTCAGGCGATCCGATGGGAGCCTTCAACGAAATGATGACAGTCTACGAGAAGTCAAAGAACATTCTGAGTGAAAACCAGAAGACCCAATTAACTAGGGAACTCACAGGCTTTCAGGAAGACGAGTACTACAAGGATATTTATCCTGCTGCCCAAAAGGAAGCAGAGAAACTTTTACAACAGGGCTACGGCCCCAAAGAGTCGGCTGAACACGCTTTCTATAAAGCGAAAGCGAATCACCTTCAGGGCAAAAAGAAATCCGACGTTGATGAACACAACCTCGATTTCGTTGAAGGTGGCAGACCGCCTCAGAGATCGGCGCGATTGAACCCACTCCCCCCTCAATTCAAAGAGGCATTGGAGCGAGACATCGCAGACGGCATTGTGAAGGACGAAGCGGAGTTCCGCAAAGCACTTCACCCATCCATTAGAAAGCAGTACGGAATTTAAGGAGCGTACCCTTTTGAGGCATCACACTCCATCGGGAAACGAGGACACTAGTTTTACACGCTGCAAACGCTGCGGTTTCCCCTGTAACACCGACAGGGACAAAACCGGCGACGGTAGCGGCCTGATCTATGTCGCAGTAACCCACACGGCAACGACTTGTCCCGACGACCCTACGGTTGTTTCGGGCTGTCCCTATTGTGGGACCAAAAATTTTAAAAATTGGCAACAATAAAGGAGATTACACATGGCTCAATTTTTTTACGATTTATGCGGTTCCGAGCCTGTCATCAAAGATTTGATCTTCAATGAAGAACTCGCTGCTGACGGCGATACGAAAGTCTATGACGGTGCTTTCGTAAAGCTGACAGATTTTGACGACATAGACCACGGTCGTTTCATTTGTTTAGCGGATAACGCAACAGTCGGTGAAAATGTTGTCGGCATAATCTGTGAAGAAGTAGCGGCTTCAGGAGATACTTATCTTCCCGATACGGCGGCTGCAACCGGAACTTTTGCGAGAAAGAAAATTCTCGTCAATCCACACGCGGTTTACCTTTTAGAGTACGTTCAGAAAGACAGAGCAGCAGCGGACAATACCGATACAGGTTTTGTTATTGCTGCGGCTGGAACGGCCTCAACAACTTCCCCCAACCCTGGTACGGCTGACAGCTTGAATGGCGGTTGGATTTATTTTGTCGATGGAAGCAACGCTGGTTACCTCCATTACATTTTAGATTCCGCTGCGGCTACAAGCAACGGCATCGCTACTCTGCGAACCGCTGTGGCCAACGCTGTTGCCGTGACAGACAAGTGCCTCATTATTCAACCCGCCTTTGATTACTCGTTCGATCTTAATGCCACTTACACGGACATCAAGAGCGAGGCTATTTTGGCTACGAGAGACAACCGCTTCAAGGGAATTGACTTCTGGATGAAAGCCCCTGGCTTCCCCATGCAGAGACTTGACCCCACGAAGCACGACGCAATCAAGATTGAGAATGCGCGTTTCTTCCATGAATGCGCGATGAGTTCTGCCTATTTTGGCAGCACGCATACACTGGCTTAAAGGAGGAATGAACTATGCCTAGAGGAATTGCGATAAGCGAGAATTTTGGCGACCTCCTTGACGCGAGGTTTTCCAAAATCTACGAAGCTCGTTACAAAGAAAACATCAAAGAGTCTATGGTTCCATTTTTGTACGGAGTCCAGAAAATCTCCAAAGGTGCAGACTATCGCGTAAGCGGTATCGGCGCTCTGGCTGATGTGGCTGATTTCGACGGAAAGATCACCTACGACAGTCCATCTCAACTCTACGACAAAACCATCACCTTCCCCGAGAAGGCGTTGGGAATCAAGGTTGAGCGAAAGCTGTATGACGATGACCTTTACGGTATCATGGACAAACGCCCCGCTGGTCTTGCGACTTCGATTGCACGGACGAGAGAGAAATCCGGCGCGGCTCCCTTCAATAGTGCCTTTACCGACACGACCATTGGCGCGGATGGAGTTGCGATTTGTTCATCTTCGCACCCCTATTCACCGGATGACGCCACCACACAGGACAATGCCGGAACGTCGGCTTTATCTCCTACGTCGGTAGAAGCGACCCGCAGACTGGCCCACACTTCCATCTTCAACGACCGTGGAGAATTGGCAATGGTCAATTACGACACAATTCTTTGCACCGTCGCCAATGAAGAAGTGGCATGGGAAATCATCAACTCTACCGGAAAGGTTGACACCGCAGAAAACAACAGAAACTTCCATCAGGGCAAATACAAGCTGGTTGTTTGGGATCGACTTACAGACTCAAACAACTGGTTCATGCTCGATTCAAGCCTGATGAAAGAGTGCTTTATCTGGTGTGACCGCATTAAGCCGGAATTTAACTATGACCGTGACTTCGACACGTTAGTAGCTAAATGGTCCGTCTATATGCGCTACGGCGTTGGTTGCTCCGATTGGAGATCAATCTACGGGCATCTCGTCAGTTAATTTAACAAGGGGCGGGGTGTAACCCGTAAAAGCACCCCGCTTCTTTCTTCGGGTAATTAGGAGTGCAATTCATCCTACGCATCTCATGACGGGGTAATGACAGGGAGATGTGCCTAGAATAAGGAGAAACAAAATGACAATGACTTCATTTCCTCACGGGATAACGAGCATGGGCATACCCCTTCCGAGCGCGGGGAGGGACATTAGCGGGTCAACATATTTTGTAGATAACAATTCGGGTTCAGATTCTAACGACGGTAGCACATGGGAACGTGCTTTTAAGACGTTTGCAAAAGCAGTTACGATCAGCAATTTAGACATTGCCCGTGGATCAGACAGATGGGCAAGGCGTAACACCATTTACTATTGTGCTGATACCGAAAAGGCCACAATAGTAGCCTTTCCGAATAAGTGTGACGTTGTGGGATGCGGCTCTTACGATGCCAACGGAAGGGCGGGAATTACAGGGCATCATGCCCCTGTAAACGCAGGCAACTATGGTACGCGGTTCTTTAATATGCACTTCAAAGCGACCGCTACGGCATCTCCCCTTGTCACGCTTGCGAGTACATCCAGTGGAATTGAGTTCTACAACTGCGTGTTTGACGGTGTTGTGGGGACAGTAACAACGGGTATTACCTCAACTGCGGCTCCATTTCTCAGAGTCCAGAACTGCGAATTTTGGGGTGCGTTTGCAACGGCAGCCATCTCTATCGGTACTGGTGCAAACATCCGCATGGAGATTTTGGGAAACCGTATTACACAGGCGGCAATCGGTATCACGGTTCATGCAGGCGCGACGTTTGCCCACGATGCGATCATTGATGGCAATGTCATTCACGCTGCTGGAATTACCATTGATGACAACTCTGACAAATGTATCGTTACGAACAACGGGCTTATAAGCGATGCCTCTGTTACAACGGTTGCGACTTGCGCTGAAGCATCGGACATTAACGCGGCTTTGGCGTGTGGCAATTACCTTACGGCGGCTAACGTGGCTAACATTCTGTGGCCGACAGTCGATACAACAACCTAATGAAGTCTGTTTGTATTATCGGAAAAGGGGCGGGGTGGAGCTTGGCCCCGCCTATCTTCGAAGCTGAATGTTGGGGGATAACGCAGTTAAACCTTAGACGCCCCGTTAGTAGAGTAATTGACATGAACGATTACTCTTTGTGGGGAGATCAAGAAGCGGCTGAGGCGAAGGAGTCAAGAAGGTTAGCTCAAGACAACGGTATTCCCTATATAGATTTAGACGAATACCCCCTAGAGAGAATCATAGACGCCTTCAGGACGGATTATTTTAACAGCACAGTAGATTACGCCATAGCCCTAGCGATTTATGAGGACTATGAAAAAATAGACTTCTACGGGGTAAACATGGCGAATCTGACGGAGTATGCCTACCAGAAACCAGGCGTAGAGTTCTGGATAGGGATAGCAAAAGGCAGAGGCATTGAGGTTAATGTTCACGGCTCAATGTCAAGCATCTTAAAGACAAGAGATGGCCTTTTGTACGGATACGGAATAAAACAGAAAGGGAACCTATGGCTATCAGATTAATGAGTAACTTTACAGGTCGCCCCGACCCGATACTTCAGTACACTTATATCTGCCCTCATTGCCGGTACACTTGCAGACCCATGAGGACGGT